AGGTTTAATTAGGTCATGGTCACCGAATACGAATCCGCCTTCCATTGATTTATGATAATCGTGCCCTCTATTGAAGTTATCCCAGAATACGAGTTCCTTATAATGGTTCGCTGCCTTAGCAAGAGCTGCTGGCATTTTTCTGATATCTCCATGAAGAGAATCTTTCCATGCTTCCATAGTAACTTGAAAACCAAGACCAGCTTTTTGTAGCCGTCTAGTAATCCCGTCTCTTTCAGCAGGTACATCGTACGTTACAGTTCCACCTTCATTCATAGCTTTTAGTAAACCAAAACCAGTCATGTCGCTTTCTGTAAGTCTATTTCCTTGAGGGAAATTTCCAACATGTGCGACTTTGTCCCACTCTGATGGTTGTCCCATGTATTCTTCAAACCAAATTGTATCAATCTCTTTTGAATATTGGTTCTTCATACTTCTTGAAGTCATTTGCATTGACATATTCTATTTTCTCCTTATCTTATCCGAATACTGCATCTAGGAATATAACAATCGGATTGATAGTTAATGTACCATCTGTTGCAGTGTAAACCATGTAGTCTACAACTTGAGCGTCAGTTCCGGGTGTACCCAAAATTAGTTCGTTACTTACATTGAAATCAAGCTTATGCCCAATAACTGCATCAACAGTTGCTACCGCAGTAATTGCTACTGAAGGTATAACTTCTACTTCTGACTCTCCCTCTTTTACAGGGCTAATAAGAACTTTAACAGCAGTAGTCGCAATATCGTCTAAATCTGTTTGGCTATAGAACTCTGGTGCAGCCATTTGAGAGTCATTAACTCCTAAAATTTCGTCGCCTGTACCGTATGCTATAACAGTTCCGTCTGTGTCAAGGGATACCGGATCACCTACTAATAGAACATCTTTTGTGTTGTATTCTCGTAGTTCCTGTACTCCCCCATCGTTTTGTTTTTTGATCTGAAATGTTCCAGTCATTTAATTCTCCTTAGTATTAACAAGAATAGCCCTCCATAGGAGAGCTGCTTTATTGTATATATTAATTAATCTAACGGAATATTGATATCTTCTTCCGAAGTTTCAAATGATCCGATCGCATTCATAGAATGTGCCGTCCGTTTCATCTCTTCCGCATTTGCTTCTAACATTTGTGCTCCACGCTCATTACGCTTCGCTGCATTTTCATTATATCTCTTAGTAGAAATCTCTAAAAGAATCAACTCTTTCTTTCCTACCATATGATAGTTACCATCACGTAATCCTCGCTGAGAATCCATATCGGTCTTAACTACGCTCCAACCTTTTCGACCATAATCTTTAATCTGTTCAGGTCTAACCCACTTAATCTTTTTACCCTTCATCCCAGTCTGATCTACAGTAAGTTGTTCCGTAGGACTTCCGTACTCTACAGAAGCGCTCAAGAACTCTAAGTCTGGATCAGTAAAAGCTTTACTCTGCGTTTTAAAATCAGCCAGTGCTAATCTATAACTCGTCTTCACTCTCTGAGGAAGCGCCTTAACCTGTTCAGGGGTTAATTCCATAAAAAGCTCGGGTTTACTTAGAAAGACCATCGTATGCCCTTCCTCAGCCCATTCTAACACATTTTCATAGCTTGTGTCAAGGTCAATGTATTTTCTACCTATAATTATTTTCTTATCTGCCATCTTATTTCTCCTAAATCTCGTTTCTTTCTTTCAAATAGTTATACATCATAAGCTCTGTTTCAGAACCTGAATCCGGTCCAAACTTCAACGCAGTAAGTTTTTTCACTTTGTCCATCTGTGTCTTAGTTATACTTACTTTCTTAACCGTAGGTATTGTCGCCTGCCCTAGATTAGTACTTCCGACGGGGGAGCCTGTCGTTGCTCCAGCTGCTGCGCTCTCGGCGAGTAGGTCTGCCTTAGCCTTCTCGTACATCTTCTCCTCGATCGATTTTGTCTGTTCCGCCATTATATCAGTAAAATGATTACTTCTTACCTGCTTAACCGCTTCTCCCCAAGGATCGTTTCCAGTCAGTCTAGAGGCGTACACCCCGATTTCGTCACCGTACTTATTTAGGATATCTTTATTAGTCTCATTCATAAATGTATTATTCTTAGAGATCATCTTGTTCATCTCAGCCATTTGAGTATTCATCACTTGTTGCTGGTTCCCTACTACAGGAGCTAAAAACTTTTGCAGTGAGTCATATGGATTAGTTAAGAAATCTCTCTCAAATGCTTCTCTATCGGGCAAATTAAATTGCTGTGCCGGTGTATTATTTAGTGACGGTAATCCCGGAAGATTACTATAGTCAGGTGCATTCTGGCTCTGTAGTTGTCTCGCCAAAGTATCAAATCCTTGAGTCATACCGGCGCTTAGGTCTGAACCTAGTTTAAGTTTATCTAACTCCTCTTTTTGTGCTGCAATCTGTGCAGTTAAATCGTCAGTACTTGGTGTAGTTTCCTCATCTTCGATTTGGAATAGATCTGGCTGAATATGTGTATCCGGTGCTAGATTTCCCCCGTCGATGATTGGATCAACAATAATTTCTTCTGTAGTTAGTGTTTCCATTAGTAGTTTCCTTTAATATTTTCTATCATATTATCTATATTTTTAAGGATATCCAGTGCTCCTTGAGCACGGTAGATATCGATACTTTCTTTACTTGTCTTTAATTTATTTAATTGTTTATCACTATGTATTGATGTAATTCTTTTTAGAACTTTAACTGTTTGGGGAGACTCAAGTAAGTACTCCCTAACATCATTAAACTGCCCCTGCGTTACCTGTAGAAACTGGGCTAGCTGTTTGTCCTGCGGCTTGTCCCACTTGTCCTGCTGGGTTTCCTCCAAAAGAATCAGATCCTGTTGGGTTTCCATCTGGGTCAACTCCTAATTGTTCGTCTTTCTGACTATCTAGTTTTTCTAACATCATCTCCAAATTCCTAATATATGGTACAAAGTCATTAACGTCATCAATCTGGAAGTGTTCCAGCATCTCTTTCATCATTTTTACCTTACCGACATAATAAGACGCAACCGCATCTGTCATACCTTCTGGCATTCCACCTTGACCTAACATACCTGCAACCTGAATCATCTCCTGACCGAACTGGCTATAGATTTGCCATACTGCCATCAAGCCTTCTCGCTTGGCATCTTCTGTCTCTTGCATCTCTGTAGTCCGTACATCTAGCTTAAATGTAGTCGGCAACGTATGAATATCTAGAGCAAAGATCTCTTTTAAAAGCCCTGCCTCATATTCCGATACCATACTATAGTCTACTCGCTCGGAGTTAGCTACTAACTGTGTAATAACTAGGAAGCCTATCCGGCTAAATGCTTCACTAATGTTATCTCTAACTGAGTCAAGAATTGTATTTGCTTGTTGAGCGAGGAACATTGTGCCCGAAGCTCCAAGTCTGTTGCCTGTGGATTCGTCTTGCCCTGCCATTTGCGCAGTTGCGCCAGATGCCTCCCTAGCATAAGCTGATGCTCTCTGTTCTGCCCTAAAAGCACCTTCCGAGATGTCGTCAAACTTGAAGGTGGAGAAATCGTTAAGATCATCCACGATGATAGTCTTTCCCGGATAATATTCACTATTTTCATCTAACCCACTCCCCCGTCTTGCGACTTTCATTTGCATCATACCTAGATGTCTAGCATCTATATCCATATTATGCAATGTTTCTGCTTCTTGTTGCATACCCGATGTAATATCGCCTACGCCTAAACTATAGAAGGAATGTGGCATCTTTATATAGGATATGTTCTCAAAAGGTCTAAGACCTAATTTATTATATTCCGTACGTAATATTGTCCGAGTAGTCGGTTCATAGGTAACAATAATGTCTTCCATTACCCCGTCACCATCGATATCCCAGAAGCAATATGCCTCGTAGATGTCAAATACGGAGGATTCTTTTATGTTTGAATCTGTAATTTGTATTCCTAGATTTGCCTGATCCGCAATCTTATTATCGTCAGTCGGTGCAGTACTCTCTAGTGTAAGTAATTCTACATTCTGGAATATACCTTGTGCTGCCTTCTGAGTAAGCTCGTGGTAATAGAATCTATTTCTTCTACTAACCCAAGGTGCATCTTGTATATTTGTAAAGTGTCCCCGAATAAAAAAGTCTTCAATCCGTAATGGAATAAATCCAGGACTATCTTGTAGTACCTTTACCACTTCCTCTTCTGTACCCTCTACGGTATCGGCACGGAATTTTTGCTGCTTAAAGATCCAAGGTAAATGAATCACCTGATCTCCTAGTCGTGCTAAGTCGTAGAATACAGATCTTTTCTTATCCGTAATATTTAAATGATTACGACTAATCGCCAATAGGTTCATATATTTAGTAAGGGCTGATGCATGATTTTTAAATGCTTCGTCTCTAGGCTCAACTTTCCATAGCGGTTTCTTATCCGCGAAAGAAGCAACTAGCTTACTCGTTATCGTATGTATAATACTCATCATTAAAGGAGGACTTACGTTTGACGCTCCCTTCCAAGGAAAGTTCTTCGTTGCATTTTCGGGCAACGCTTTAGACTGTCGCCTAAATGTCTTCCACTTTTGTTCTCTTATTTGCCGCTCATCTTCTGCAAGCGCTTGCTCTTCAATAATATAATCAAGGAACGCTGATTGCTGATCCTCGTCGTTAAAAACCGCCAGATTAGAGGATCTACTATCCTCCACCGGTTCATCTACTATAATATCAAAGATATTATCTTCATCTGCCATTATGTTTTCTCCTATGTAGTGAAACTATCATTTTAGTTTCATCCAAGTCTGTTTTATAACCAGATACAACATTGATTGCTTTTTTGTCAGTACCAACTAAAATAAGTTCTAATACACCGGGTGTAAACTCGTGCCTGTATAGTGTAACTTCAACTGATTCCTTAGCAGATTGTTCTGACTTAAGATAATTTAAGTAACCTATAATTAGTCTGTCTAGTTTTTTATAAGGCTTACAATAATGTTTGTCTGTAAAGATAGTATTTCTATTCTTAAAATCTATTAACTTTGATCTTAGTCTATAAAAAATTATGTTAATTTTATATTTCCTTTTCATATTTTCTCCTTAGTAACCAGTTAATGCGTTTTTGCCTTTGGAACGCCATGCGCTTTCTTTCTTTCTAGTATATCTTTCGTTTAGTTCTAACTCAGACGGGGGAGTTCGTGAAGCTTGATAAGCAAGCGTTACTGAATCGAGGATGTCTTTTAGTTTTCCGTTAGGAAATGTTTTGACCTCTTGTATCAATAGGTTATAATTATTCTCGATTACGTACAGTCGCCCGTCATTTAGTATTGGTTCTATATTTGCCCGTATTGTATTATCCTTATCTGTCCCTTTCGTGACTGCACGAAGGTTTAGATAGTAGTTTCTTTTTTCTTGTTCCTCTCTAAGGAGTGGTCCAAGTAATTTGAATGCACCCATTTGCTCAAGATGAGTCGATGGGTTATGTCGGCGAAATTTTTTGTGTATCCGGAACATATTATCAAATAGTTTACTGGGTCCCCAGTAGCCTGCTTGCACATCTAGTAGGAAGATCCTGTTACGCGAGTCTCTCGCAAGAACAGTTATTGCACTTCTTGAAGTCGTAGCCCGGGCTTTTCGGTCCGAGGCGGCAGGATCAATACCAATCTGTATATCCATATCTTCCACGTACAGCGGTTTCTCCTCGCCATTCAGCCAGATCCTATATCCCGAATTGTCATCATAGTCCATAGTAAACTTTTTCACGTCAAAGTCGGTCCACTCACTTGCGCCTGCTATGTGCGGATTATTTAAATACTGGGTAACATAAGTCCACCAATCGTCTACTCGAAGCTTGTTCAACATGTTTCTTGTAATAGCTTCAGGAAAAACAATTTCATTTCGCTCGATCGCCATCTTGTAGAAAATATCCCATTCCCCATTTCTCTTAATGGGATAGTCAATCTCGTCCCAGTTGCCGTATTGTCCACAACAGTCCAACATAAGGTCTTCGTAGGTGTCGTCAATGGCGTATCTGGTAGCAGCCAGTGTAATCCTACCGGTTGCGGGGTCTGTGAGTAAAGTACGGCTTGAACTTTTAAACCAGTTGGTGATCTTTTGCATTTCTGTTCCTGACATATGGTCTGCATCTAATTGCTTATCTCCTATTATATCATCAAGGGCTAATAAGTCGAAGTGATTCCCTGCCGTTGATCCCCCAACCGCAATTGGCTTAATACTAGGCTCGGGCATGTTTCGACTTCTATTCGGCATAACCATCTCTCGGCTATTCCACCGTTTGGCGACCGTCTTCCCCGTCTTGAGGGATTTCTCTGGGCAGTATTCTGGGTAAAGAAACTCTATCATCTCATTATCATCAAATTGCGCCTGAGTCATTCTCATGAACTCCTGCGATCGATCAATGATATTCGAGCCTAGTCCAATTCGTAAATCGGGATTTCTTAGTAGTTCCCACCCATTCGCACCATGTGTAAACACGGTTGACTTATAGTGGCTTCGGGGAATAAAAACGGCTCCTCTAGCGCCGGGCTTGAGCTGACTCTGTCTAAAATTGCACAGGTCACGATGTAGATGATCGGTAATATCTCCATAGGGTCCAGAATGACTCGCTATGTATTTAAGGTAGAACCAAAGGTTAACCTTGCCTGCTTGTTGCATAAGAGATTTGAACTCGGGATTTGACCAATCAGTATGTTTTGATTTGAGTTCTTTTATTAGTTGTTGGAAAATTAAACCGGAATCTTTCTCAGCTTTAAAAGCCGGTGCATCCGGATGATGTATTATCTCCATCGGTATAATTGGAGGTTTCTTTATTACTCTGATTGGGTCTCCGTTCATATCTATCATGCAGCAGGTTCGTGGATCATCTCGATCAAGTCCGCCAGCTATAAAGAGCCGTTTTTCTTGCTCGTTAAAGTTAGTAAATTTATAATTTGTCATTAGGGTATCACCTCAAATTCTGCATCCTCGACGTCATTCCTGACGGGGGAGGCTCGGTTTTCGGAGAAGGATTCGGCGAATAGTTTGTCGTTCTTTTCTGCGACTAGGTCTCGGGAGGCTATTTTTAGTTTTTCCTCTGGCTCATCGGATTGGAGATGGGACGAGAAGTTTACGTTTATGGTTGCTCCGGATTCTCCAGTTGGTGCTTCAATTGCGGCGATATTTGAGCCGTGCTTAATTAGCATCTGGGCGGATGAGGACATCTTGTGGTACATGTCCATAGCCTTGAGTTTTATAGTTTGGGTCTCGCCGTTAGCAATCATGTCGATTAGTTCTCGCGAGATTAATTTTTCGAAGGTTACCTTATCTTTCTTGACTGAGGATATGGAGTTGATTACTGATGGGGGTAAGTAGTTAGCCGGGGCATTGGATGAATCGGCGGATAGGTCTTTGGTCTCTTTGTCTTTTAGGGCTTGACGTCTCATACGCTGGGCGGTCTTTTGATCTTCGTTCATTGATTTTTCCTTTATTTGTTTATATAGAGAGTATACCACAGTGGGATTGCTTTTGCAATCTCCTGTGTACGGATAGAATGTTAGTTTGATTTATTTATTTTTTTTGTACTATTGAGATTTACGGGTCTCTCTCTCTGCCGAACCCAAAACCCCCATTGGGGGGTCAAAAAGGGCTGTTTCTATGCTTTTTCTATCTTTCTCCCGGCTCTGTTGGGGTCTATTTTGGGGTATTTTCGGTTTTAATATGTTACTTAGACTCGTCTCCTCTCGTACCCCTCTCTTCCACAATACTCACCTATTTTCGTATCTATATATACTTTTCTGCATATAGTTCATAATAACATATTAAATAATTAAAATAACATATATATATATTAGTTATACCTAACCCTCCTTTTTAGTACCCCCCGAGAAATCATAGAAAACTATAGAAACAGGGAGAAAACTACACACTAAATAAAAAACTTTATCAATTACCTAAATAAATACTAGACACAAATACTATCCCATGCTATTGTCTAATAGTTAGCTTGAATTAAATAAAACCAACCAGCTAATAAAAGGAAGTAACCATGACTACATACAGATTTACTAAGAAACTAATAGAATCAATATCAACTGAAACTAACCTTGATCTATTAAAAGATATGGCAAACTATTGTTCCATGAAATCAATTGAAGCATTATGTGACTTAGGCAACAGCAAACAAGAGTCCTTATATGATTCAAGACTAGCCTTAATAAGCCGTCGTTACATAGAAGTAATAGGCTACAAAGTAGGACAACAATTACTAATAACTACTGATACAACAAGTCATAAACTACGTACAATCAAGTCAATAGGATATGACACAATGTCCCTAGTATTAGACCGATGCTACCTTAATATATTAGACTTTGGTGGTGATACTATAACCCTGTATCACAGTGGACAGTCTAGAATTGATCATGTATGCATTCAATCAATTGAGATAGTTCCCGAAACTCCAATAGAAGAAGTAGAAATAGTAGAAACAAAAGCAGAAACCAATACACCTATTCCGGTCTTATTCAAAGGGGATAAAATCACTGTAACCGTAGACACTGACACACTGATTAAGTGTGTAGTAATTTACATAGATCAAAACTTTATTCTATGTAAAAACAACCTCAACACAATACAAATAATATGGGATCCTCTTGAGATAATTTCAGCTGGTGGCTCATATAAGATCGATAAAATCGAAAAGTTTGTACCTATCACACGAAGGGTAGTAATAAGTAACAAGACCGCCAAATACAATAATATTGACTAAATCTGCATGGTTTATGTATAGGGTTCGACTCCCTATTGCAGACATAAATATTAAAGGAGATTAAAATGGTTAAAACTGAAAAAGAAATTAAAGCAGAACTTAAAAAAATGTACGGTCATTGTGGAATGTTCGCAACACCTACAAATTTAGAACATTGGGTAAGTCTTTATCAAGACGCTTTACCCAAAAAACACCAAATGACCGGTATAATGATTGAAATGGGAGTTCGTAACTACTATGTAAATATCATTACTGATTTAATTATTACGCATAATATCAAATTGGAAGATCTTTAAATAAATAACAAACTATATGGGGGTTCGACTCCTCCTATAGACATGAAACAGGGAATAAAAAACGGTCGTTATGGCTACCCTAAAGGTAAGGAAAACAATATGAAACCAAGAGAAATCAAATTGTACTGGAAAGAACAAAAAGACACAGCGCCCACCATTGAACCAAATACCGAATTTGATACCGATATTAAAAAGATGGCTAAAGACCAACGGTCGAGACGTACCGAAGTATCAGTATTTTACAAAAACAATTCAGTAACAATCAAGGCTATACCCTAGAGGGTCAAATGGTGGTGCAATCCCACCATGTAGCATAAGGGACAAAGGAGACTAAATATATAAGCTCCCCCGTCAGGAATAAATAAGCGCATAGGCGCACAAAGGGCAAAACTATGAAGAAACTATTCGAGACTACATTTAACAACGGAATCTTAAAAGATTATCGACTTAACAAAGACTATGATATCACTGTTATTTACAAAGATGATACAACTATCGAAATTAGATTATTTGACCATAATGGTACTTTTTTAAGTGATATGACCGTACCAAAAGCTAACTTATCAGAGGTTAAAGATTTAGCTCTTGAAATGGTTAATCTATACCTCAATCCACCTAAGATCGAGCTTCAACAAATTAAGGATATACTAGTGGAATCAATCACCATTGAACAGGCTGAAAAGTATTCCTATGTGGCTATAGATCAAAATAGTGAAATTTGGTTATTTATCTTTAAACCGGAAATTGATTGTAGTGGTGTGTGGAATAATCCAAGCGATACTACAGGACAGCACCAACTTACTGTTAATGATTATGTACACTTACTTAGTTATGTTAGTACGTCAATTGACCTACTCTTTTTAATAGCCGACCTTAAGGGTCAAAACTAATCTAAATCAAACGGGGGAGAAGAGTCCCCAAAAAAAGGAAACAAAAATGAATACTTACATGCAATCAGAAATCAAGAATTTCTTCGAAACTAATCAAGCAGAAGTTAAACCATTTACACGTCAAGACTACATGAATAATAAATGTAGTCATCGAGATTATTTTGCACAGTTAATCACAGGTGCTATTAAGACTTATGTACGAACAAAGTACAAAAGAGAGACTTTAATTGCGTGTTACAAATTAGACAAACATCTTAATAATTTAGGTGCTGGTTGGATGCAACATATCGACATGTGTGGGTCAATGGGAGTTTCCTATATGACTACTAAAATCAATAATATAGGCTGTACTAGATCGGATGTAGTTTGCACTGTTAAAGCTTATATGCAATCATGGATTTTAAACAAAAACGCATAAGGGGAAATTAAATGATTAAAACAATATATATCAATAAACCAGAATTAACTAACATCGAGCATATAGGCGCTATAGCCCTATTTAATGAAACTTATGGTAAAGCTTTTGAACTTCTTGAAGTGCCTACAACTTTTGAGTTCTACCCTTCTGCTGGTAGACTTTACGCCGATAACTTTATAGAGATACAAGACAATTGGAAAGTATCAAACATCATGGTAACTGACAAACATAATATACTAGTTAATTGTGTTAGAGAAAGTATAATCGAAACATTTATATTAACCCCTGATGGTTTTCTACTTTTAAACCAAAATGAAATCAAAATAACAAATATCGGGGAACTTTGATGAAACAACCGGACACATTAAATATAGTTCTAAATTTAGTCCTAGCTATCGGGGTAACGATCTCGATACTAGCCCTAATTTATATACTATACACAATCGCACCCGATATGGTGCAAAGGATAAAATAAATGTTAACTGACTATAAAACTTACAATACATCAATGAGAAAAGCCCTTGAAGATAAACTATTCTTCCTAGACAAAATTGAAGTAGACACACTGTGTGATTATGGTTGCGCCGATGGGCATTTAATTAAATCAATAGCAGATAAATTTAAATGTGTTGTTGGTTATGATATTGATAAAAAGATGATACTTGAGGCTTCGAAAAGTAGACCGTCAAATAGTTTCTTTTCGGATGATTATGATTCAATTTTCCCCGTTGGAGGTAATGGATTAAAGCAAGGTATTTTATTGAGTTCAGTTATACATGAAGTATATAGCTACGGCGCGAATATTGAGCAATTTTGGAAACGTGTATGGATGCATGACTATGTAATTATTAGAGATATGATCCCTAGTAAATCGATAAAGGGTAGAATAAACCTTTTACACAGGAATTTATGTTACGATAAATTACCTAAACAAGTTGAAGAGTTTACAACAGTTTATGGTACACTTTATTTACAACAAAACTTGTTGCACTTTTTATTAAAGTATCGTTATATAGAAAATTGGGAAAGGGAGTTAAAAGAAAACTATTTCTCTTTATACCTTGAAGATTTACTAGAACTTATTCCAAATGATTTCGAAATAGTTTATATGAATCATTATTGTTTACCTTGGTTGCAAAATAAAGTGCGTAAAGACTTTGGTATTTTTATTCAAGACAATACGCACTTACAAATGATATTAAAAAGAAGGATAAAAACATGATATTAAATAGCATTAAAAAAGTGGACGGGGTTTGGAATCTCGTAATTGTACAAAGTAACAATGGTAAAATATCCCTCATAGTAACTGACTACAGGCAACCAGACCAAAAAGTTACAATAAAACCTATAGAGGGTTCAGAGGATACTTTCGCGCTTGCTATGGACTCAGTACAAAATAAGAAATTGCGCCTGTACATCTCTAACCATAGGAAACACCTATACTACTTAGTAGAAACCTACCGCCTGTCTAAAATCTTAAAAGATGCAGACCACCCAGAAAGTTATGTACACTTTATCAATAAAAGAATCGACCACTGCGAAGAACAACTTGAAAAGAATATAACTAAATCCAAAAAAAAGTATATACAGTAGCTCAGACCCAGTGTATAATAATACTTGTCTTAATGACGGGTGAACAGCCGAAAAACGAGCCTAGTAGCCCACCTATTTGACCAAAAGCGGTCAAACATAAAAACCCAATGAATAACCCTAACATGCATTTATTTAAACCAACCGAGGGACAAGATAAGACTTACGCTCCCCCGTCAGATATTATTAGTTAAAACCAGTACTACAATATAGTACTATAAAAAAACATAGCGAAGGGAATTATATTTAATAGGCTTATTCATACATAAGGGATAAGCAAACAAACTTAAATCGAAACTTTTTTAATAAAAAGATATAAAAACAAACAAAAACAATTGACAAGCAAAGTATTAGGGATTATTCTCTAATAGTCGAAAACAAAAATAGCTTGAAGAGTCAAGCTATAAAAAACCTAGGAGGGTTTAACATGGAACGAGTAGAAAACTACTGTCAACATTCCTACAAAGGGACAACTAATCCCGAAAGTTTAAACTTTGGTCAATTAGGACTAGAGAAATATGGTATTAAAATTGTACCATTTATATTTAAAAAAGAAGAGCGTAAGACCTTTGAAGAGGGGAACTTTAAGCGCTGGTTAGAAGACCTCGAAGAAAGGGGAACTTGTATTACATTATGGAAAGGTAAGTTCAAAGTAACAATTTGCCAAACGGACTATGCCAACATGAAAGTAGTCGGGGCACTTTTTATCCCTAATAAATCAATGTTCGAGCTATATCCTGACCTACTTAATAAGCGAGAGCGGAAACTTCTTTCTGATGATGTTCTATCCTACGCAAATAGGGCGGTACGTCTTAAGGGTCAATCTATGCTAATGGAAATCCTGACGGCTAAATCCAACTCAAAAGCTAACCTTTTGATGCTTTTAAATAATGTCCGGTATAATGTAGAAATCCATGATGTTTACGGTCGGCGTGTATTCCCT